CTTCAAATAAAGGTTTCAATCTACTCCAATATCCTTCATTATTTGTACTATAATAATCAAATTCAAAAAACTTAGGTTTTTCAAGTGTCAAATTATTGTATATCATTTCTTGATAAGGTTTATTATTTTGATAAAAAGTATAATATCCTTCATCTATTCCTGGATTTAGGTTTAAAATTAACAGCTTTGCCTTACGAACATTACCAATAAAGTGAAGTGGAATGACTCTTAAATCTAATTTAGAATGATCCGCTAATTTTGTATAATCTGAGTTTTCTTTAATTTTTTTTAAAAATTCTTCATCACAAGCTGCATAATACTCACCATCTTTCTCAACAATACCCTCCCATACACTTTTCACAATTAAACACTACCTTTCTTATTTTAGATAATTTTATTATATCATATAAAAAGCAATCCTCTGTCATCATAAACACTTTCTGTATTTTGATTTCCACATCTTATCGCACGATCTAATGCCATAATTGTTGCGATTGCCCCATCAATTTTCTCTGTTGATTTTTCTTTATCTGCCTTAATATTTCCTGCTGGATCACGTCTTATATAAATATTATCCATATTCCATCTGAGTACTGGATTACCTCCGTGTGCTAGTTTTTGTTCAAGAACTAGTTTCATAAGTTCTTTGGTCGGAGGACTCATATCTTTAAAACCTTGTCCGAATGGTACTACTGTAAAACCCATCCCTTCTAGATTTTGAACCATTTGAACAGCACCCCATCTGTCAAATGCAATTTCTCGGATATTATACTTTTCTCCGAGTTTTTCAATAAATTGCTCAATATATCCGTAATGGACTACATTTCCCTCTGTAGTTTGTATATAACCTTGCTTATTCCAAAGATCATAAGGTACATGATCACGTCTTACCCTAAGTTCTAACGTGTCTTCTGGAATCCAAAAATATGGTAGAACTACAAACTTGTCTTCTTCATCCAAAGGAGGAAATACCAAAGTAAAAGCAGTTATATCTGTTGTAGATGATAAATCCAAACCTCCGTAACATATCCTACCTAATAACTCTTCTTCATCAACATTAAAATTACAACTATCCCATCTATCCATAGGCATCCAGCGTACTGATTGTTTAACCCACTGATTAAGTCTTAATTGTCTAAAAGCATTTTCTTCTCCTGGATTTTGTTTTGCAGATTCACAAGCAGCTTTAACTTTATCTAGTCCAACAGTTACTCCAAGCGAGGGATTAGCTTTTTTCCATACTTTAGGATCAGTCCAATCATCATTTTCATCTGCGCCATAAATTACCGGATAAAATGTTGGGTCTATTTTTCTACCTTCGAGTATATCTTTTGCTTTTTGATGAGTTTCATAACAAATACTATTTGTATCTGTACCGGCAGTTGTAATTAAAAAATAAAGTGGCTGCGTTCTAGCATCTCCACTACCTTTTGTCATAACATCAAATAACTTTCTATTTGGCTGAGTGTGCAACTCATCAAAAACAACCCCATGAATATTGAATCCATGTTTTGAATATGCTTCTGCAGATAACACTTGATAAAAACTATTAGTAGGTAAATACACTATTCTTTTTTGCGAAGCTAAAATCTTCACTCTACGATTTAAAGCTGGACACATTCTAACCATATCAGCTGCAACATCAAATACAATAGTAGCCTGTTGCCTATCCGCTGCACATCCATAAACTTCAGCACGTTCTTCTCCGTCTCCACAACAAAGAAGAAGTGCAATCGCAGCCGCAAGTTCGCTCTTACCCATCTTTTTAGGGATTTCGATATAAGCTGTATTAAATTGTCTATATCCATTTGGTTTTATAATTCCAAATAAATCTCTTATTATTTCTTCTTGCCAAGGTAATAATTCAAATTTCTTTCCTGCCCATGTTCCTTTAGTATGACTTAAACATTGAATAAAATTTACCGCATAATCTGCACGTTTCTCACTATATACTGATGTTTTAGATTTAAACTTAGTGGGTTTATATTTCTTTTTTCTTCCCATAATCTCCTCCTCATCTGAGCATAAAAAATAGACCTTTCGGTCTACTTTCTTTTTATTCTTTTATCAGTTTTTCATCGCCCATTCAATCGCATGCCCTGTATCTTCAAAAGTTGATTTTGAAATTTTGTTTAATTCTAATTTTTAAAAAGTGTGGTTTCTTTTTACTTCTCCTTCTTGATATTTGATTTTATAAATAGCTCCTACACACTCATTTTTCCAATTTGTAATTCCTATTGCTTGATAAGAATCCTTTTTCCTCTAATTCCTCCATTGTTATTTCTTTGAAAAATTTAATTTCGTTTTGTTCTTTGATGTTATTCATTGTCTTTATCTCCTTTGTTTTAGTACTATATATATCACTCTAAACATCGTATTTATCAAGTATTATTCACTATGTTCTAAGTATTTCTTCACTCCACTAAAAATATATAATACGCATGGTAGAGCTACTCCGTTCCCCCACATCTTATATTGTGCTGCATCCGAATAAGGATTTTTTAACCATGTTCTTATATTATTATCAGTTTTTTGTTTTTTTCCATTTTTTATTTTTCTATTTGTTTCGAATACTTCTCTCCAAAACCTTAAATCTTCATCTGTAGGATTGAGTAGCTCTAACCTTTCACACCAATAATCTGGGAAACCTTGCAATCTACTACATTCAAGAGGAGTAATTCTTCGAACAGAATATTTAACATTTATAATAGGAGGATCTTTATAATCACTTGCGACTAATGTTGATACCTGATCCTTTATAGCTTTTGTATGATGATAATTTTTGCTAGTTGAATATATAGAAACTATTGCTACTCCACCTTGATTTGCATTAGGATTATTTCCTCCTGTATCCAAAGTTCTTGATGTAGCAGTTTCATAAACTTTGTATCGACTATTCTTAGTATTTAAACTTGTAAATCTTACATCATAATTTGCGATATTTTCAACTACAAAAGGTTGATTATTTCCTCCTGTTCCTAAATTACTTGATAGAGTTGGTGTAATATCTAGTGGACCTTTAAATCTACTATCTTGGCTATGATTTTCAAAAACAAGTGGTGGATGATTACTTTGGGCTATTAAAGTTCCTATTTTATTTAATGTAACATCTAGCCTTTCTCCTCCTTGATTCATTAAACAGTACTTTGATATTTCAGTGCATTCTCCAATAACTCCGGTAACTTCTTGTTTCTTATCTGAGCACGATTCAAAATACCTTGGCAGGCTTTCTTCGTTAAATAATATTTCTCTTGCACCTTCTCCTGTAAAATCTGCGACAATAAAGATTCTCTTACGTCTTTGGGGAACTCCGAAATATTGTGCATCCAAGACTCTCCATGCAATACTAAATGTTCCTCCCATAACACATCCTGCATTTTTCCATTTTGAAGGTTTAGGAATTGATATGTTTTCACATTTGATTTTTGAGATTTGTTCAAGTACTTGTCTAAAGTCTTCTCCTTTTGAACTTGAGAAAGCTCCACAGACATTTTCCCATATGATAATTCTTGGATATTTTTCATTTGTATTCTCCCTCATTTCCTTAATGACTCTTATTGCTTCATAAAATAAATTTGATTTACTTCCACTTAGGCCATCCCTTTGTCCTGCGATTGATAAATCTTGGCATGGACTACCAAACGTTATAATATCAACTGGATTTATGTTACCACCGTTAATATTATTAATATCTCCTAAATGAACTAAGTTAGGAAAATTCTTCTTTGTCACAAGAATTGGAAATGGCTCTACTTCACTCGCCCAAACTGCTTTTATCCCTAGAATCATAGCACCTAATTCAAAACCTCCAGATCCTGAAAATAGACTACCGACTGTTAATTGACTCATCTATTTTCACCTCAGCATATGGAATCTTTTCTCCGTTTCTTTCTACATATATATCATCAGAAATTCCAGTTAATTCAATATATCTTTTCACAGCAACATCAACAAATTTAGCTTCTAATTCTATTCCATAGCATATTCTTCCACTCTGTTCGCAAGCTATTAAAGTAGATGCTGATCCTAAAAATGCATCTAGTACTAATCCATTAGTTTGTGTACATTGTTTTATTAAATATACAATCAACGGAACAGGTTTACTTGATGGATGTCCATGTCCATCTTCTTTTGAATTAGTAATACTATCAAATTCAAACACTGCTTTTTGTTTTTGATCTCCGTACCAGATATGTTTTCCATCTTTTCTCCAACCCCAAATAATAGGTTCCATGTTGAATTTCCAATCTGTTCTCATAAGCGGTGCTCTTGGTTTTTTCCATATTAAACCAGCACCAACTTTAAATCCAGCATCTTCATATGCATCATAAAATATACGTGCTTTCATGGTTGCATAAAAGACATAAATGGATGCATCTTTAGCCATTGAGTTTTTACAATTACTAAACGCTAGAAGTAAAAACTCATATCCTTCTTTATCATTTAAATCATCATTTTTAATTTTTCCAGAAGCACTCTCAAGATTTACTAAATAAGGTGGATCAGTACATACCAAATTTACTTTAGTTTCTCCTAATAGCCTTGTATAGGTTTCATCTTTAGTAGAATCTCCACATATTACTTTGTGCCTACCTATATGCCATATATCCCCCTCTTTTGTTATGCATGGCTTTTTCAACTCTTCTTCTATATCAAAATCATCGTCTTCTCCTTCAAGACCTTCATCGAATATTTTTGATAATTCTTTTTCATCAAATCCAAGTACATCAAGGTCAAAATCAGCACCCTGTAAATCTGATAATTCGATAGCTAGAAGTTCTTCATTCCAACCTCCTCCAAGTGCGAGTTGGTTGTCCGCAATAACGTATGCTTTTCTTTGTGCAGGTGTTAGATAGTTTTCCTTTATACAAGGTACTTTATCCATTCCCAGTTTCTTTGCAGCCATTAATCTACAATGCCCTGCAGTTATTACATTTTCTTCTGAAATTAATATAGGATTTAAGAATCCGAATTCCTTTATTGAAGCCATCACTTTTGATATTTGCTCATCTGAGTGTGTCCTTGCATTATTAATATATGGTATTAATTCATCAACATTTCTTAATTCATATTCTAATAGTTTATTCTTCATCTCTACACCTCATTAAAAAAGACCCCATTCAGCGAATTTTTCAAATCCACCTACGGAGTCTATATATTCTTTTGCAATTCTAACAATTTCTTCATAAGGCATATCGCCTATATTTTCATCTCCAATTGCACAGCTAAATTCTACAGGACTTTGAAGTTGTTGTGCTCTTAAGAACGCATATATATTTACCGATACATCAGCTTTACTTAAATCTTTACCATGAAGACCTCCACCTGTCACAGAATCAGCCATATCGCTACCAAGTTTTCTATTAGTAGCTCCTGTATCAACATCCGTTCCTCCAGTCCAATTTCCTAAAGGATTAATTGTAGCATTTGGATACAATTTTTTTAGTGTTTTTGTTTTTACATTACTTTGACAAATTATCAACTTATCTACATCGAGTATGTATTTTCCATCATAAGGATACTGTGAATAAATATTTCTAGCTATTCTTGATAGTTCTTTTTGTTCTTTTGTAATAGGCATACCTTTGAATATCCCATTATCTCCACATCGTATTTTGTCATTTTGATTTTTATTTAATTTTTTATCTTGCGATACAATATTAACATCAGGATGAACTACTCCCGCTATTCTTCTAATTATTCTATGCATACTTTTTTTCTCAAAATCAACAGATGTTTCTATTATGACATGACATTTTCCATGACCTATGAGTACTTCAACAGCTACCTTAGGTTCTTTTTCCAGTTTATATGCCAAATCTACAATTGCTCCAGCGATTCTATCCGCAATTTTATCTGGATGTTTTGGGTTTACTTTTTCTATCATTTTTAATCTCCATTCTTATAAATTTTTTCTTGAATTTAGTAGTTTTTCCATCAAATCATTTTGAGGTACTACTCCATCAAATTCAGTTTTACAATTCTCTTTTACGATTTGATATATTTCATTCCATAGCCTTACAGCTTGATTCATATAATTTATTCCTATATTTATAAATGGTGATGGAATTGGTTTTCCAGTAGTTGGATGTTTAGATAAAAATCCTAGCTTACTAGTCATATCTTCACACTGTAACCATCTTGCACTACTCATAGCATATCTTTCAATGAGAGGCTTTGGAACATGATTTCCCATACTGAGGCTATCCAACCATTTCCACATTTCTTCATAAATTTCTTTAGCTTGTAATACACTACCATCTTTTTGTGTTGATGATAATACTTCATGTGGTTCAGGCATTTTTACACCTTCAAGATCAGGAATATCTAATACTTCTAGTGTCCTTCCTCCAGGATTTCCATTTAGTGATTTTTCTACAACTGATTTTTTCTTTCGACCTGCACCTATTCTTTTACCACCACGTCCGCCAATATTATTCGATTTAGTCGGCATTTAAAATGTCTCCTTCCCTCATTTTATTTTTTACTAAACTCGCTTATCTCAAGCTTTTCCCTATTACCCTTTTGAATTCGCACTTTTTGTGCATCTTTGCCCACACCCGTTATGTATTCATTTTCTTTTCAGAGATTTTTGATCCCCCTTCCAGAAAATTTTTCAAGAAATTATTTTTGTCTAACTTTTTTTCTCCAGCGACTTCCATCTCTCGCATGAATTTTAGCGTGACAACTTTTACAAAGGGATATTAAATTACTCTTACTATGTGTTCCACCTTTGGATAAA